AGCCGCCCATACTTGTCGTTGGCTGAGTTCAAGAACGCACCTACCGCGTTGGATTATGGGAACTTGGTTCAGGGTGGCAATCAAGCCGCGCAAGACGCCGAACTCACCAACGCCATCACTCGCGCTTCATCAGCCATCGACCAGTTCTGTAATCAAGTCATTGGTGCGACCGTTGAAACTGAACAGCAACGAACCCGTGTTCGCCCCGACGGAACTATCCGCGTTCACCCCAAATACTTCCCTGTCGTCGCCCTAACAGACTTTCAGTATGGTTACACCCCAAACCAGTTGACCCAAGTTCCCGACTGCTCACAGGCGTGGTTGGAAGAACAGGAAATCATTTACCCTTACGCGGCGTTGGCTCAGAACATGTCAAGCCAAGGTGCTTTAGGGTTTGGGTTCCCAGCGTCGTCACGCGCCGAAACTTATGTCAAGTATTCGTATGTCAACGGATACACCAACACGCTAATCGCAACGGCGGCCAGCGCGGGCGCAACCACCCTAATCCTTGAAGACGGTATTGGTGTCGTCCCTAACCAGATGTTGACCGTGTTCGATGGTGCTTCAACTGAACGCGTAACCGTTGCGTCAACATACACTTTTGGTTCTGCCACCGTGCCACTCACCGCCCCGCTGGTTTACGCTCACGCCGTCGGTGTGTCCGTGTCAGCCCTACCAGCCGCCGTCAAACAGGCCGCCATCCTTTACACCACAGCCGCCCTAAAAATTCGTGGCGACGCGTCACTTGTGTTGGCTGTTACTTCTAGCCCGGGTGCGTCGATTGACGGTTCACAAAAGGTTGGGTCTGACATTGCTTTAGCACAACAACTTCTTCTACCGTTTAGGCGTATGCGCTAATGTCCCGTAACCAAGTTCGCACCATTGTGGGTTCATGGGTTGCCGCGGCGAACATCAGCAACTTGAACCAAATCTTTACCAGCCACCCTAAACGCATCAACTTCGAAGCGAACGCAACCGCTGGCCAGTTGACCCGCGCCGCGGGCATGGTATTTATTGCGGGCGAAACCGAAGAACGCTTAGCAGTTGGTGGCGCATCGAACGGTATCAAACGCGTCGACTACGATGTCGAATTTCAAGTCTTTACGCACAGCGTCCAGCAATACTCGCAAGACGCCATGGACGACTTTGACGCAATCATTGACGCCGTCAAAAACCAGTTGCGGGCTGGTGGGCATAGACTAGGACAGACCGATGGAACAGTCATTTGGCAAGCCGCGGAACCAAGCATCAGCGTGGTTTATGGTGAACCAAAAACTAACAACGGTGGCGCAACCGAAATTTGGGCGGCCATCCGTTTCACCGTCACCCAAATGTTGAACAGTTAGGATTGACACATGGCTACTTACAAATACGACGGGGCTGACACCCTAATCTTCCCTTCTCTTTTAGATGACATTGGTGCCGTTTTGGTTGTCAATGCTGGCGACAAGTTTGACGCCCCTGATGGTATTGTGGGTAACGGTATCAGCGTCGTTGGTGGCAAGGTTTCGAAGCCTGTCCCAGTTGTCGAAGACACCCCAGCGGTTGACCCAGCCCCAGCCGAAGACATCGCTGACCCAGCCCCAACCGACCCAACCGCATAAGGAACACCATGGCCACGAAGTCAGACACACCTCAGAACAGCCCTGTGACGGCTTCTGACGCCATTGACGCCCCTGTCGCGCCTGTTGACCCCAGCATCGAACCAACGCCCGTTGACGACGCGCCTGTCGTAACCGCAACTGAGAAAGCCTCACAGCCTTCCGTTGAAGAAAACATCGAAACAGATGGCGCGAACATCGCGGGCGTTGTTGACCCAGCCACAGCAATCGTCTTTGAAGTTATCGAAGCGACTGACGCACACCCAGAACTACCACGCTAAAACCATAGAAATCAGGAGTTGACAACATGACCGCACAAAACAGCGTCAGAAGTTATTTAGGCATCGCCAAAGAAACCACTAAGGGCACCGCTGTCGCCGCGACCGCGTTCATCCCTGTGGCCGTTGGCAAGTTGAAAGCCGAAGACATCATTGACCCGCTATTCGACGAAGGTCTACGCGGTTCGATTGTCAAGGACTACGCCTACATTCAGGGACGCACCCGTTCGATGATTGAATTTGGTGGCCCGGTTTTCGCCGACACCTTCCCTTGGTCTGTTGCTGGCCTTCTAGGTTCGGTGGCTACTACTGGTTCATCAGCCCCATTCACTCACACCGTGTCTTTGAAGAACAGCACCGCCATCGCTGGCGACACCCAGCCAACATCGTTCACGGTCACCGACTTTTACGCCGCCAATGTTCGCCAGTTCTCAGGCGTTCAGGTCAATGAAGTTGGCCTAACTTTCTCAGCCGAAGGTCTACTGGAATACGACGCCAAGGGTATGGGTTGGGCATCAGCCACAACCAGCGCACCAACCCCATCGTTTAGCACCGTCCTACCAACCCCAACTTGGCAAGCCACCGTCACCATTGGCGGTTCAACCGTCAGCAACGCCGTTTCGGGTTCGTTGACTATGACCCGCGTTGGCGAACCAATTTACGGTATCGGCAACACACAGAACCCATTCGCTATCTTCTTGGGTGCGTTGGAAACCAAAGGCCAGTTCAAGTTCGTCATGGAAGCCGACACCGAACTAACCCGCTTCTTGAGTAACACCCAGCCTTCAATCGTTGTCAACTGGGCTAACGGTTCAGGCGCAACCGCAACCCAAATTCAGGCAACACTAACCAAGGGTGCCTACACCGTTGCGGTTGTCGAACGCGGTAAAGAACATGTTGAAATCAGCATCGACTTGGTTGGTATTTCTAACAGCACCGACGCGGGTTCAACTGGTGGTTTCGCACCAATCAAATGGGTGTTCCAGAACGCAATCACTTCGGGAACATACCAGTAAACACAGACCGCGGCGGGGCGGGTATTCTTAGGAACGCCTTCCCCTTTACCTGCCCCGTCGCATAAACTAGGAAGGCAAACAAAGGAAGTTTCCCAAATGTCTAAAATCGTCACCCTACCATCGGGCGCAACTGCTACCATGCGCGACCCGAAAACTTTGAAACAGAAAGACCGCGCCGCAATCTACGCCGACGCCAGCAACGAAAGCACCATCAAGTCGGGCATGACCATCATGGACAGACTTATCGGTGTGTTAGTTGAAGAATGGTCGTTCGACCTTATTCCCCCAAATGTGAAAATTGAAAGTTTGGGCGAACTAGAAATCCCCGACTACGACGCGTTACAGCAAATAGCCGAAGACGCTATGCCGTTGTTGTGGCCTAAGTTGGCTCAGACCCTTGAAACGGAAGCCGACCCAAAAGCCCCTACCGCCAACTAGAACGCCTTCGTTGGGTTCTTAGTGGCAACGAACGCCATCAAGATTTCACTTACCCCGAAGTCGAATGGCGTTACTTCTTCTTCGCTGACCGTTTTGGTTGGACACCTGACCAAGTCGATGAACAGCCAGCCGCACTATTAGACTGGTTGGTAGCCATCGCCGCGGTGAATGAAGAAGTGAAGAATGAAAAGGTGAAGTAGATGACAGCGACTTTTGAAATTACGAACCTGTCAAAAGTCATCAGCATCATCAACCTAAAGGCCACCGACATTGAAAAGGCCGCCGTGTATGCGGTCGCCCAAGTTGGTTTGGCTATTGAACGCGAAACCAAAATTACTCTAAACAACAACCCGCACAGCCGAAGCGGGAAGACTTGGTCACCACCCGGCCACATTGGTGGCGACGGCACACCGCCTAACCGTCGCACAGGTAACCTTCAATCTTCTGTTCATACGGAAGTTAGGTCTGGGTTTGGTAGTTATGAAGCGACCGTGTTCCCAACAATGGTCTACGCCCGTCGGTTGGAAGTTGGGCTAAACTATCCTTATCTACGCCCTTCGGTTGATAGGGTTCGGCCAAACGCTCAACGCATTTTCACGACGGCGTTTATGAAGAAATGGAAGCCCTGATGTCTGACATCCCACCGCTATCCGTCAAGGTCGAATTACAGATGGCGCAAATCGAAGCGCAAATGAACGAACTGACTGCCAAGTT